GCACCGCGTCAAGACTGGCCTGCACGCCGTCCGCGACACTGGCCCGGATCCCGGCCCATGCTGCCGCCACCGTCGCCCCGAGCGCCCGCGCGCCGGTGCCCATGCGGTCCCAGACCTCTGATGCCACGCCGCGCAGCAGATCGAGGGCGTCGGAGAAACTCCCCGCCGCCGAGACCAGCCGGCCAAAGCGCAGGATCAGCTCCTGCGCGCCGATCACCAGCGCCACAAAGGGCAGCCGCATGAGCGCCCCGCGCAGCAGCGCCAGCGCCGTGGCCAGCCCGCGCACACTGACAGCTGCGGCCGCAAGCCCGGCAACAAAGCGACCGGCCACCAGTGTTGCTGTCGCCGCGAGCGTCGCGGCCAGCCGGTCGAGATTGCCCAGCACCAGCTCGATGGCGCGCCCCACCGGGCCGCTGCGCTCCGCGAGTGCCGCCATCGCGTCGGCCACGGCCTCCAGCGCCGGAGCCGCGGCGACGGCCAGCTGGTTGGCCAGCCCGCGCCAGATCAGCCCCAGCCGCGAAATCGCATCATTGGTCCGCTCAATCTGGGCCGCGTCCTGCGCGGAGACCACGACGCCGAAGGCGCGCACATCTTTCGTCGCCTGGCGCAGCGTGGCGCTGTCGATCCGGCCCATGGCGATGGAGCCTTCCTCGCCGAAGAGCTGGCCCGCCACCGCGGCGCGCTCGGCCGCCGGCACGAACTCCTCGATGGCGGCGTTGATCGCCCCAACACGCTCGTCCAGCGGCAGGGCGATCAGCTCGGTGGCCGACAGACCCAGCCGGTCCAGCGCGTCGGCGGCGGGGCCGGTCCCGGAAGCGGCCTGGCTGAGACGGCGTGTCAGATCCTTGGTGGCCTGCTCGATGCCCGACATCGACACGCCCGCCAGCTCGCCCGCGCGCTCCAGCGTCTGGATCGAGGCGACCGTGGTGCCCAGCGACTGCGCCAGCTTGGCCTGGCTGTCCACGATCTGCAGCCCGCTGCGGATCATCGCCGTGGCCGCAGCCCCCACGGCCGCAGCCCCTGCCGCGGCGGAAATGCGCTAGCCGGCGAAAGAACCGGTCGGCGCGGGCATTGGCGGCTTCCATTTCCGAGCTCAGCCGCTGGAAGGCGGTGGCGCCGTCCGTGCCGATCCCCTTGAGTTCCGCGCGCACCTGCCGGCCGCCCTCGGCGGCCAGCCGCACCGTCACCTGTTTGGACGCGCTGGTCATTGGGACTCCGATCCCTGTTTCTCTGCTTTTATGGCGTGTCGTTTTACTGCGGGCGCTGCGCCCGGATCTGCGCGTTGATCGCGCGCACCATCGCCGCCTCGATCACCGGCAGAAGCTCCACCGCGGCCCTCGGGTCGAGCCCGCCGGCCGTGGCCATGGCCAGCACCGCGCCCATGTCCCAGCCGAGCACCGCGCCCTCCGCGACGCGCAGCTGGCCTGTGGCCGCCTGCGCGACATCCCAGGCCAGTATGCCCTCGCGCGTCAGCGGCGCGTTTTGCCGCGCCGGGCAGGCTTCGCAGATTTGCGGGCAGTTGTTGCAGTATTGCGCGCCCCCGCCGAAGTGCCACTCGGCGAGGGCGCTGAGGCGTTTTTTTCCTGCTCCAGATGCAGGCCCGGCGCCACGTAGCGCAGCTGGAACGCCTCGAAGATCGGCACGATCTCGAGCAGCGCGTCGAGCCCTTCGGGGGTGAGTTCGGCCGGGGCGTCGTCGGCATCATGCACGCCGGCCCAGTCATCCACGGCGACCCGCGCAAGCGCCTTCGCGAGCGCGATGCCGCGCCTGTTCGCGCTGGCCTCCTCGGGGCAGATCCGCGAGGATCGGCTCCTCGCGGGCACGGTTCATCAGCGAGGTGGTTATGGGCGCGACGCGCAGCTGCACGCCGTGGCCGAGATCGAGCCAGTCGGGGGCTGCGGACAGGTCGAGACGGATCATCAGGTCTCTCCATGGGTTGGGACATCATTGAGAAGCGCGACCTCGAGCATCACGCCGGTCGCATCTGCGGCGGCGCGCCAGTCGAAACTCGCCTCGACCCCGGCCGGGCCGGTGATCGAATACTTCGGCTTGGGCAGGTAGACCCGCGGCAGCGTGAAGGTCAGCGCATAGCCCTCGGCCATCGCGAAGCCGTAGACCAGCGCGACCGGATCGCCGCTGGCGGCCTCGGCCATCAGCGTCTGGCCATCGAAGCGCACGGTCAGCGATCCCTCGCAGGTGGCAAGCGTTGGATCCGCGCCATCGATGCGGCCATCCTCGCGGATCGACCGCACCCGCTCGATGCCGTTGGAGAAGGTCAGCGAGCCGGCCGTGACGCCTGCCAGCGGTGATCCTGCGCGCGCAATGCGCCCGCGTCCCTGGCTGAAGCGGCGCAGCGCAAAGGCGGCAGGGTTTGCGTTCAGCGTCGCACTCGCGGTCTCTTCGCCCTGCGCCACGACCGAGACGGTGGCGTTGGCCGGCCCTTCCTGGCCCATCTGGAATGACAGCTCCTCCAGCACCGCGCCCGCATGGCGAAAGAAGACCGGGGTGGTGAGCTTCGGGTGCCCGATCTCGATCAGGAAGGACGGGATGGTGTCGGCCCCGCTGCGCCAGACATGGCGGTAGCCGCCGCCGGTTAGCGTTGGGGAGGCGCGCTGTGCAACTGAGGCGTCCAGCGTAAAGGCGTTGCCGTCCGGGCCGGTGGTATCATGGGTGATCACCAGCGCCGTGTCGTCCTCGACCGTGTAGCTCGCGACCGCAATGGAGGGATCGGTGGTGGCGTTGAGATCCGCGGCAAGCGCGGCGAGCGTATCGGCCAGCGTGGCGCCGATTTCCGTCTCGTCGCCGGCAGCCACGCCCGCAACAAGGGTCCAGGTGATCCCGTTCAGCGTGAGCGTGTCGCCCGGCGCGGGATTGTCCGCAAAGGTGATCCGCCCCGTTGCCGCCTGTGGCGTGGTCTGCGGATCGCCGAACAGCGCCGTCATCCACCAGCCGGTGCCCTGCAGATCGAACGGGATCTCCAGCTGGCCCTCATCGGTGACCAGCCCGCGATACGGGTCCTGCGCATTGCGCCCGCGCCCCAGCAGCGGGTCGTCGCCGAGCGGGATGCTCGCCGACAGATCCGCCGTCTTGAAATCGAGCGCCCGCACCGGGCCGGTTGTGGCCCCGCCATACTGCGTCTCGCGCACCGCCCTGAGTGTGGCATCGGCGCCATAGGCGCGTTGCTTGCCCATGTCATGTCTCCTGTGATGTTCGAAAATCTGCGCCTGTCGGCCGCTCTCACCCGCTCAGCGGATCGCTGACCTGGTATTCCAGCGTCACTGCCAGCGCCGCGGCCAGAAACGGCGCGCCGCCCTCCACCGGCACCGGCTGCAACTCCGGCGCGGACGGTGTCATCAGCTCGACGCGCCCGCCGAGGCTGTCGTCATGGGCCAGCGCGGCCCCGATGCGGGCGAGCAGCGCGTCGAGCGCCGCCTCCGCCGCGCCCGGCGGCATGAACGCCTCGATTTCCACGCGGTGCCGGTAATACGCCCGCCACGGGCTCAGCGTCACATCCGGCTCGCCCGGGTTGCCGTCGCGCAGGATCACCAGCCCTTCGGCCGGCACCCGCTCAGGCAGTGTCGCGTTGCGCCGGACCTCGGCGCCTGCGCGCGCGGCCAGCTGCGCCGTCAGCGCAGCAAGGATCGTCTCGCGGGTCGAGGGCATGGGTGGTCCTTCGGTGGGTGGGTGGATAAACGCTGCAGGCACGATTAAGAATGATGCAGTGTCGGGCGCGTCAGGTAAAGATTGAGACAAGTCAATATCCGTGGTCAACGTGTGGCAAACAGAACTAAGAGCCGTCCGTGCAGCGGGCGAGAATTGTTTTTTAAGGAATGAGGAGCACGAATTCCCTCTCTGAAAATCGGCGTGCGTATTCCCGGAGAAAGTTGACTTTCCATGTTTTGACTTTAAGCATGCTCAGCGAGGTCGCCAAGGTTTGGACGGATCATGTTCAAGCTGACAGGCGGGGTATAAAGTCAACTAACGTTTTAGGATTGGAAATGGGACTAATGAGATGCGAGCTTTGTGGTATGACGTATGTCGAAGGCGACCCGGAAGATGAACAAAGGCATGATGAGGAAAGACACGACGGTTTTATTGAAGCTCTCAAGCCGGCGCCTTCATCAGAACTAAGGGTAGAATATCAAAGCAATCCTGAAATAGTATGGG